GGAGAGTACGTCAAGTTCGTGCTCGATCATCGGCCCGAGGTATTCGGATTGCTGCCTTCCGACAGTCGGGGCCAGGAGAATGCCCTTCTCGTTGACGCGCTCAATCACTTCGGTCGCCGTCATCGTCGGTGACTTCTCCATGATCTGAAACAGGGCTACCAGGAACACGTCCTGAATAAGCCCCTTCTCATCAGCCATCATCTCCTTGCTGATCTGGATTTGGCCGGTAGGAAGCACATGGACCAACAGCTTGCCGTCGCTCGATACCCCGCCCTTGTTCATGGCACCTGGGCGCAGCGACATATCGACAAGGCCATCGTCCGCTGTCAACAGCACGGGGTCCGCGGCACGGTGGCCTTGCTTCAAGAAGGTGCGCTTCTGTGCGTTAAGGGTCTTCAGCGCCGGCAACACCATCATCGCGGGCGAGCGGCCGTACGTCTCATTCGGTGTCTGGTCATACCGCGAGCAGGCGATCGGGAAGGTGTTGTAGCCTCCTTCATCCTGAAGCATGGTCTGGCTCTCGATGCAGAAATACTGGCTCTTGTAGAGCTTGCCTTTCTCGTCAAGGCGATCTGGATCGTAGTCGTCGCGCGGGCAAACGCGGTGCATGAAGTTGAAGGGCGCTTCGCTGTTGGCGTCGAGCGCCGGCCGCAACACTTCGGGGAAACGATCCGGCCACTTCTGCATGGCCTGCCGCGCTGTCATTCTCCACCAGCGAATGAACCCGTCCACAAGACCCTGGTGGTTCTCACGAATGAAGAGCTGGCCAAGGGGCATCGCCTTGTAGCGCAACCCTTTGATCCGTGGGTCGTGGCCCTGAAAGCTGTCGATGAACATGCCGCAGGTGCCGTAGGCGCCGAGCCCCTGATAGTTGTTCTGGTTCTGCGAACTGAAGTTGGCGATCGGCGCGTAGCGCGCCTGAAACAATACCTTCGTCACCCTCTCAAACCAAAGCTGGGTGTCTCGATCCTTCATCACATACGGATCGTCAGCCTCAAGCTGGTGCCAGAACATGTTCCGCGGCGTGAGGAGGCTGTCCAGAATGGCGGAAAAACGATGCAGCGACACCATGCCGGTGGCGTCCACCTGGCGCTGGGTCAATTTCATGCCCGGCCAATTATAGTTGCCATAGAAGAAGGTGTTGCGCGAAGTCGGGTCGATCAGGTTGGCGATCTCTTCCCACTGCATCGCAGTCGTATTGCGGTAGAGTTGGAGCTGCGAAAACTCCTGCATACACTCGCGAAACTCTTCTTCCTCGTGCCGCGAGGAATTGTGACCAACACCTGCGGTGTAATTAGTGGCCACCTAACCCACTCTGCTGCCCGAGTAAAGTGGACGCAGCAGGGCTCATGAGGCCGGCCATGAGGCGCTTCTTGCGCTGCTCATCCGACTCCTGTGAGACCTGATCCTGTAGGTCAGCCCCGAGACCAAGGTCGGTTCCGGCCGCGGAAAGGCCGAAATTCTTCATCGAACCAGAGGCAGCGGGCATTCATCACCAGCAATGTAGGTTGCGTCCAGTCTGGTTATGGACCCGTATCTGCTCGATTGTCAAGGGGGTGTCCCCGGGCGCGCGATACTTTATGTTGCGCCAAGGTTTGCAGATCACCTCACTTTGGGTAGCGGTTATTGGGGTCAGGCTTGCGCACCCGCTTAGGAGCACTGATCCAGTGCTTGCGAACAGGAGCACCCCCAACCGAAGCGCCCACTGCTGGTATGTCCTTCGCCTCTTGGGCCATTTGTGCCCGGACCAGTGCGACGGCTGCTTCACGAGCGCGATCACCGGCATCGACAGCAACCTGGACAGCAACCTTGTTTTGGGCAACAGCCCGGTTATGTTCATCTGCAACTCCTACCGCATAGCTGACGAATGATACTGCTATGGCGCCAGCAGCCCATGGCAGAAACTTTCGGAGGTTCGGGAACAGGGCGGCGACCGGCGCCGGCATAAAGAAGTACCCAGCCATCAACAAAATGATAAGCCCGGAAGTGGTCCCGAACTTCCAGACCAGAGGCCAGAGGCCAGCAAACGCTTCGTGCAGCATCATGCTCATGGCTCAATCCTGTCTATTGTTTAGGGGCAATTCGCCACTTCTCGGGGGGTCGTTCAAATTCTGTGTACATTGCATCGCCATCTGCCGCTCTTGCGACCCGCGCCACACGTGAACACCGACGACAGCGTATCTCGCCGTCAGATAGAACGTAATGATCGGGGTCAGGGCAACCAGACCATCGATGACAAACTTGTTGCCCGTCATAAGAGAGTACATCACCAAAGCGGCGGCTATTGGCGTCTCGAACGTAATCTCCCATGCCTGTACCGATCGCCATTTGCCCCATAGCCCGTCCCCGCCCGCCATACTTTCCAACGGGCTGGGATTGTTTTGCATCGATGGTAGATTATCGAGGCGCATCAGTAGTCATGACGCCCAAGAGCTAACAAGCTCGGCATCGAGACCAGGATAGTGGTTGCAGTCGAGCAGTCCGGTGACGCCGGATACCCGCTGCGGTCCACCAGCGGCATTGTTGGTGCCGTCCGTGTATTGCCAAAGCCAATACGATTTCCATTGCGGCGGAAGGACCGGCCGCGCGGAATATTGGGGGAGCCAGAGCTTGTGAGCTGAGAGAAAGTCATCTTGGCCTCGCAGAGTTTCCTTGATGAGGTTGCCGGAATAGAGGATCGCTTTGCGTCCGAACTGCTGCTCGAAATTTGCGAGCCAGTAACGCGCCTGATCGAGCTGCATGGTGTGCCCGCGCGTCGTGTCTTCCTCGAAGTCGAGCGCCCCGAGATCGTCAGGCTGAAGGTTGGCATAGTCCAGGAAATATTCGAGCTGCGCTGCGGGATCGCTGCTGTCAGGGAAATGATAGGCGCCGACGAGAAGGCCGGCCTTCTTCGCCGCTGCATAGCGCGCAGGATAAGTCTGGTCGCGCATGTACGTGCCTTGCGTGGCCTTCAGGATCACGCCAATGATCCCGAAGTCGCGGATCATCTCGAACGAGTTGACCTGATTGTGATGGCTAAGGTCCAACACCTTCAAGTTAATCATATCGAATTGTCCCCAACCTTCTCGCACTTGCCCTGAAGCTTCAGAGATGCCCCCGCCTGGTCAAACCCGGCCTGTATCTTTGGCATGTCGTGATCGATCGTCGCCTGACACGAGACTTCATCAGGGAACGTGACCTTTGACGTGAGCGAGCCTGCCTGGCTGCCGTCAAAGATAGAAATCGCGATAATGATGGCTCTGAACATGGGAACCCCCGTGAGCGATAGACTTCACCCTTATCCATCAAACACGTCGAAGTCAACATCCCTGGCAAGATGACCGGATCGTTTTCTGGCCGTATGGCTGCCAAGGATCACCGCCCTGCCGTATCTCTTTGCCATTATGCCGACGCGCGTCGCGGACATCAGGTCATCCTTGACCTTCACAACCTGTCCATCCTTGCGGTGATAGAAGCGCCGCTCCTCGAACCAGTCGCTCAGGTGCGACGCGATCTTGAGCCGACCGCTCGCCTCGCGTTCCTGCTGCTCAAGGATGCCGGCTTCAGTTGAGAGCCCGCCATCTGGCCATGTCGCGTGCTCTGGCAGCATCAGCAGTCCATGGGCTTTGTAGGCAGACGCCACTGACTTGCCGGAAGTCTTCTCGCGCGCCGTACCGTCCTGCGGCCAGGCGACAGGGACGTTGGCACCGATCGTCTTCATTGCCGCGGCGTGGTTGATCGGCATCTCGTCGGCAATTCGAATAGTGTGGAGTAGATGAAGGACATCATTATCTCTGTCCCAAGCCATGAGTACAGCAGCAAAGGGATGGCCGATCCCGAAATCGATGCTCCAGAGCTTTGTCCAGTATTTGGGAAGTTCATCGAAGGGGATACGGGCTTCACGGATGCTCTCCTCAGTGGCGAAGAAGATTTTGCCTGATCCCATGATAGGGACACCCATCGCGCGGGCCTCGCGCTCGTGCGCCTTGTAGCCAGCAACGATCTTCACCTTGTCGTCGGACGAGATATGACCAACGTCATCGATCGTCATGGTGGTGACAATGCGGTCGGCCGAAGGCTCATCGAGATAGCGAAGCACGACAGCGGAGCGGCCCTTGAGCGGCGTGAAGGTGACGTAGCCCATACCGCCCGTAGCGGTGATACGCGCCATCAGCTCGCTGTAGATATCCTCGTCCGGCTCCTCGTCCGCCCACCACCAGTCCAACGTCGTGGACTGAAACTTCTCGCGCCCGCTCTCATAGGACTTGAAGGTGAGAGTGCTTATTCCGTCATCCACGCCTTTAGCGCGATGCTTAACCTGGATGGTGTCGTAAGCATCGGTGACACCGCGAGCGAGTGAAGGCTTCTCAACGAAGCGGTCGCGCGGGATAAAGCCCGAGCCAAACTCTTCGAGCACTCCGGGTTTTCCACACAGAAGTTTCTGAGGTCCGTCTCTAACAAGGAGACCTGTTTCGCCAGCAGCCCAAGCTGTAGTCGGTCGATCAAAGCGCCTGCCCTCCCACCAATCCGGATAGTCACCCGTCAAATGATAAGTTGCCTCGACCGCACCGGCCATGGTCTTGCCGAGCTGGTTGCCGGCCATGAACAGGCGCTCGCGGTGCGTGGCGCCGTTGCTGAAGAAATCTTTCTGTTTCGCGTAAGGCTTATAGAAGCCGATCGCGCGAAACTTCTTCCTGCGATACGCCGCGGCCAGCGTATCGTGGAGCCGCTGAAGTTTCTCCGGATCAGCCATCACGCTCGTCATCTGCTAAACGATCGAGCGCATCAGCGATCCGGCTAAGTTCAGATTGCGTGTTCTCCCGAAAATAGTCCCAGAGGGTCAGGGCGAATGCAATCAGCAGAGCCCACTCCCAAAAGGTCACGAGACTACCTCCAGCCTCACAGCCGCCGTACCGGACCCAATGATGCCCAAGTCTCGTGCGCCACGGCGTGAGAGATCGACAATGCGTCCTCGTACAAAAGGCCCTCGATCATTAACGCGACACGTAGTAGCTTTTCCTGTTTTAACCGCCACAACACGGAGTACCGTTCCGAAGGGAGCGAATTTGTGAGCGCACGTTGCCGCCATAGGATTGTACACTTCGCCGTTCGCCGTGCAACAGTCGGAGCCGTACCACGAGGCGATCCCCGTTTGGCCTGAAACAAATCCACGGCCAGGCTGATGAGGAACAGCGCGAACCAGATGCCGATGATTACTGCGATGCCGGTCATAAAGCTGTGCATGGGTCACCTTCCCCGCAGCGGCAGCACTAGTGGAAGAAGCAGGAGCGCGAGTAGAATGCTGGCGCCGATGAGCGGGTATGGACTGTACATCGGTCACCACCCTTTTGGAAACGCGCTGTCGATGAGCAAGGCTGCCGCGATGACGATGCCGCACGCTATGAACCCGAACGTCAGTCCCGGCCACTGTAGCGTGAAGATCAGGTGTGAAGTTTCCATGTGCATTGGCCCCCGCCGAAAAGAAAAACAGCGCATGCAGCGTCAATAGTGCTTTCAGCAAAGTCATTCCTCTCTCCATGTTCCCGGCACCATCCAGACGCATTGACTTGGAGAGGCCCACGGATTGTAGACAACACAGGCTGCACAGGTATGGCGCGATCGGCAGACAAAGAACTGGTACATTAGAGAACATCCTCCAGTCCATCGAGGCCGGCCGTGACATCTTCGTACTCGCCCTCTATCACTTCCATCGGCACCTGTCCAGGACTTTCAAGCTGCGGCAGCTTGTAGCCGGCGTCACCGAGCAGGGACGAAGGATCGACACCCATCTTCTTCGCCATCATCGCGATCGAGCGCACCATCTCGTCTTCGTTCATGGTGTGCTCGACGTTGACCTTGTGTTCGCTCATGGCATGGATGCCGCCGCGGTTCAGGATCATCTCGATTGCCTTCAGCGAAACTTTCGGATCGTTGCTGCGCACGTGTGTTGCCAGGGTGGACACCGCCATGATGAGGCCAGAGTTGAGCCGGCGCCTGGCTTCCTCCTGCATCGCCTCCTGTATCTTCGGGTGGTGCGCGAGCCGGTGAGCCGTGACCCGAATGGAAACACCATTGCCACCCCTGTCCGTGAACCCGGCATCTCGCGCGGCGCGAGTGAAGTTGTCGTCACCAACGGCCAGGAGGGAGAGCACGAAGGCGCGCTGCTTGTCGGTGAGGGCGCGCATGGCGGGTCCGTAGACCGGGGGTTCTTCATCTATGGCATGTGTCATGCTAATGATGTTAGCACATTGAAAGAATATGTCAATACTATCAATGCGTTCGGCGACAGGGGTGTTAGGGGTGGTCTGGCGTATCGGCGGAAGCTTGATGCAGTATAATCGACGACTAGTCGTCGATGTAGTTTCCAGAAAATCCGCGTGAGATTTCAAGGGGCCGAATTATTCGAGCGCAAGATCGATCGGGGGTATGCCCCACCCCACCCCGGTCTTTTGTGGCGAGCGGGCGAAACATTGTGGCGCAAAAGCAAGTAGATGCACTTGCATGGAAGTAGATGCAAGTGCATGGATCGTGAGAGCGAGCGCGAAATGATTGTATGCGAGCGCGAAATGATTGTATGCGAAGCGGTACAAAATTGCGGTTAGCGTCATGCTACAAAATGGCGCCCGAAACGGGATAAGCTGGTCGCCCGAAACGGGATAAGCTGGTCGCCCGAAACGGGATAAGCTGGTCGCCCGAAACGGGATAAGCTGGTCACGCGATTGTGATCAATAACGCAACAATATTATTCAACAGCGCAATAATATTGCTTGCCTTCCTTGCCGGCCATGCGATGCTACAGGCGTCACCAAGCGCGACAATGTGTCGCAGACAAACCTGGGGGATAATAGGCCAAAAGTCAGGAAAGACCACTTGACAAACCATTTTGAACTTGTTACATGCATTCCATGCCATAGCACATTGCTTGTGCGTCGCGTGTCCCTTGCGGTAGCGGTCCGCAACTCAAGACAGTGCAATGGCAAGAGGATGCATGTAAACTCCAAAGGAGAAACCAGCATGAGAATAGAAACATCACACCGTGGCCCGGACCCAATGAACCGCAACACCTCACTTATCGGAGATGGTGTTACGATTTGTCATTACTTCCCCGGGATGGTGCGCGAAGCAATCAAAGAGGCTCGCGCTACCTTGACCAGCGCTCGCGCCGTATCGCTGAAAGGCTGGAGCCATGGAACACCTTAAAACCCTCGAAACCATGGTCGACCAGCTGGGCCTGGCCAAGGTGGTCGAAATGCTGGCTGAAATCTGCTATGCCAGGGAAGAACACCTTGCAGCCGATTGGCGGGACATGCGGGCGGCGCGCGAGTGGCGCCAGGCTGGCAAGTTGATTGACAGCCTCGCCTCTAAACTCTCCCTCTAACCCTGAAAGGGAAACCAAATGACACGAATTGTCAAAACTACGGTCTATACGTTTGACGAATTGAGCGACGCGGCCAGGGAGAAGGCGCGCGACTGGTATCGCGAAGCCTTGGCCGAATACCAGCGCGTCAGGGCGCCAGCCTTCTTTCATGCTTTGGAGTTGGATTATGCAACAGCACGAAACCCTTGAAACCATGCTTATCCGGTTAACGCACACAAACGCTGAGGGATACTAAATGTTGAGCATAATAAGAACTCTGGCAGAATGGA